CTGGAACATTAAGTGTTGGTGGTCAGACTACTGGATTAGATTTTGCTAGACGTGATACTGCAGCAAAAGCACAACAACTTGTTGATGCAATGCTTGCAGATGGTTCAGGAATTGAAAATGCATTAACTATTGTTAATGAAACACTTACTAGAATGGCAAATGATACACAAATTAGTATTGGATCATTTGTTAGAGAAATGGAAGTAGTAACTAAAGAATTAACAGGATCTTTATTACCAAAGAGCATTTTAGTTGCTGGCGGTAGACCAGGGGAAAGAAAATTTAGTGCTGGTCAAACTAATGTTGGAACAATGGAAGAACAAGTTAAAGGTAATGCAACATTAGAAGAAGAATTAACAAGAGCAAGAGAATCTAGTAAAGTTGCTCAAGAAGCAATGCAAAAGTACTATGAAGATATTGGTATTGACTTAACAAAAACAGATAAGAAAACACAGAATATTGTTAATGCTATTAAACAATCTGGAGAAGTTCATAGAGCACACATTATTGAAATGCAAGATAATGTTGATAAAATGTTTGACGAAGCCTGGGATCCAAATGTTTGGGTTGCTCAATCATCAACATTAAATCAAGTAAGTAATATTCTTGAATCTTCAAAAGATACAAGAAGTGCATATTTAAAAAATCTTAATGAAATTGAAATAGATGATAAAATTCGTGCAAGTATTACAGAAAAAATTAATAAAAATATTGCACTTACAGAAAGTGAACTTGTTGTTCAAAAACAAGTACTTGAACGTATGCTTGCATCTACAGAATCAATTGCTAAATTATCACCATCATTTAAAGCACAAGCAACTGGAGCAATTGCTGCTACAGAATATTTAATGCAAAATCCTGCTTTAGGTGTTGGAGTTGGATCAAGAACTCAAGAACAAAGAACTACTGGTAGACAAGCAATTACTAATGCAAGATTTAGAGGACAACAATCATTTGCTCCAGTTACACAAGCAGCACAAGATGTTGTTGATGCAACAGTATTAGAAACAGCACGTGCCGCTGGAACACAATCTCCTTCTAAGAGAACAATTCCAATTGGAGAAGATATTGCTCGTGGTCTTTCTGTAGGTATGATGAATCAGGCTGATGATGTTGCTGCTGCAGCAAATGCAATTACACAAGACGCAATTACAGAAATGCGAGATACAGGATTGCTTGGTCCTGGTGGTCAACCACTTCGTGTTCCAGTTACACAACCATCAGCACCAGCGTCAACAATAGCACAAAATTCATCAATTAATAATGAAACTAAAAAGGCTATTGAAGATGAAATAAAAGCACGTAAAACAATGCAAGGTCGTTTAGATTCAATGAATAAAGCATTGATGGGAGGAACTTTTGCATTAACAAGTCTAGCAGGGGCAGGATCATTTGCTGGAGGTGCATTGGGTGATTTATCTCAAGCGGTATTTAAATACTCTGGTCTTTTGTTTGGATTAATGTCAGTTACACAATTACTAACACAGGCAAAAATTGCAGAGTTAGTTGCTACAAGATTGGCAGTTGCTAAACAAGCAGCAGCATTTGCTTCATATGGTGCTGGAATAGCAGGAAGATCTGGAATTTTAGGAAGTATTGCAAGATTAGGTATTGGAATTACAAAATTCCTTGGTCCAATAGGAATAGCAACAACAGTTGCTACTGGATTATATGTTGGATTTAAATATTTACAAAAACGAAGTGAAGAAGCACGTAATGCTGTAATGGGACTTGCAGATGCTGCAAATCTTACAGCAAATAAATTAAAAACTTTGGGTGATTTCTTTGGAGTATTGCCAACAAAGAATCCAATGATGCAGGCTGGTCCACAGTTAAGAATGACAACTACACAGCGTGGACAGGTTGAACAACTTAAAGCAAGTGATGCATTCCAAAATACTTTTGGTAAAGATATATCAAATCTTAAAAAGGCAACAGCAAAAGAAGCAGAATTAGTATTTAAGAGTTTGGCAGTATCATTAACTGGTCAAGGATTTGCACAAGAACAAATACAAAATATTATTGATGCTCTTCGTGAAGAAGCAGGTAAAACAGATGTTGTTATTGATGTTAAATCATTAAATCTTAAAACGCCAGCAGGTCAAGAACAATTTGCACAACTTGCTTCAGACATAACAAATCAACTTGCTGCTGCAGCCAAAAATGGCTATAAAGAAATTGAAGTATTAAAACAAGGCGTATCTACAACTGGTCAATATTATCGTTATTATGCTAAAGAACTTGCTCCAACTGTAGCCTTACAAAAGGCTGCAAACGCTTCTGGTCAAGAATTATTCAACATGATGAGTGGTCTTGCTGGAGCATTAGATTCTGGTGCAATTAATGCTAAAGAATTTAATCAAGCATTTGATACTTTAGAAAATAAATTAAAACTTATTGAACAAACTAATCCATCAGCATCCGTATTAATGCTTAATGCTGCTATTAAGTTATTAAATCCAGAAACTCAAAAATTATTTACTGGATTAACTAATACCAAAGATGTAATGTTAATGATGAGAGCACAGGCTCTTGGATTAACAGCAATTCTTCCTGGATTAGCAGAAGCAATTAAAACAGTAAATGCTGGCTATACTGGTGATGCTACAGGTCTTGTACAAGCACAACAAAAACTTGAAGCATATAAAAAATTAATTGCACAAACAGCAAAAGATCAAGAAGATTTTATTAAGAAAACTCTTAAAACTGGAGATATTGGTGGTGGTACTGGAACAAAAAGTCCAACACAAGTAATAAAAGAAAAAACACAAGCATTAAATGATCAAGTTAAAGCATATATAGAATTAAGAAATAAAGGATATGATGCTAAGACTGCTGCTGACTTGGCTGGAGATTCATTAATTGCTGCAGCAATAGCAGGTAGTAAAATTAAAGTTGGTAGTGCTGCATGGAAAGAATTAATAAATAATCTTAGAGTTGCTCAAACAGCAGCAGATGCAGTTGCAGCAAGAATATCTTTAGATCAACAAGCACAAAATATTAAAACACAACTTGATGCTTATAATAAATTAGTAAAAGCAGGATTTGATGCACAACAAGCAGGAGAACTTGTTGGAGATGTTAATTTAGCAACATTAATTTTAAATACCAAATCTGCTGGAATGACATTTGATGAATTAAAGAAAAAGATTTTAGAAGTACAAAATGGTTTAAATGCTGTTAAAAATCTTGGAAATCCATTTGCTGCTATTGAAGCACAAACAGCGGTATTCAATAAACAGTATGACGCTATGATGGAAAAGTTTAGAATTCAAGAACAAAAAGCACGTAATCAGTTCCAACCAGGAATTGATGCTGCTCAAGCAGAAGTAGATAGAATCAAGGGTGTTATTGACGGTATCAATAAAGAAATTGATAAACTACAAACACAGATTCAAGATAAACAGCGTGATATTGAAATTAATATTACACGAGTTGTTGAAAAATATCAAGCAGATATTACAAAACTTGAAGATAAGATTAAGCAACAATTTGATAAACCATTACAGGTACTATCTGATGAATCAGATGTCTTAAACCATAATCTTGGATTAATTGATCATCAGGCTGAATCAATTAATGCTAAATATGATGCACAGGCTGAAGCATTACAGAAGGTTGCTGATATTAATGCTGAAGTTGCAGCACAAGAGCAAAAGCGTTTAGGATTGGCTTCTGCATTATCAAGTGGTGATATTGCTGCTGCCGCTGCTGCTGCACAAGAAATGAGAGCAGGTGCTGCTGCTAATGCTGCTGCTGGACAGGCTGGAAATCTAGAAGCCGCTAGAAAAGCAGAACTTAATGCTATTACTGTTGAAGGAATGACTAAGCAACAAATTGAACAAAGATTATATGCAATTGGTCAACAGCAATATGTTCTTGAACAAGGAAGAAAAGCGGTACAAAAAGAAATCGCAGATATTGAAGAATTTAAGATTGCTCCACTATTAGCAGATAAAGCAATAAAAGAAGCAGCAATTCGTGATTTAGAAGATCAGATTTATCAAAAACAAAATGGTCAAACAAATAGTATTAGATCAAATAATATTCTTTTGGATGATGCTAATAATAAACTTACTATTGCACAACAAGCATTACAAGATGAATTAGATAAAATTGAAGCACAAAAGAAAAAATGGGAAGATGCTAAATTAAGAATTGATGAAGCAAAAAATTCTGTTGATACAATGAATATTTCATTACAAACATCATTAGATCTTGTTAATCAAATTGTTGCTGCATGGGCTGCTGCACAGGCTGCTCAGGCTGCAGCAGCAGTAGGTGGTGGCGGTGGCGGAGGTGGAGGAGACGGTGGAGGAGATGGTACAGATAATACTGGCGATACAGGAAATACTAAGACCACAACTAAAACCACAACAACTAAAACTACAACTCCTACAACTACTAAAACCACTACGCCTAAAACAACAACAACTAAACCAAGCACTTCTGTAACTATGACAGGTGGAAATAAATTACCACCAGGTGCTTCATTAGTTTTAGCAGCAAATAAAGCAAAATTAAATGCAGGTCTTAACACAGTTCCTTTTACTAGTTTGCCAAGTGGATTACAAGCATCAATTAAAAAAGATATTATTAATAAAGGTGCAAATACTGTTCCTATTTCTAGTAGACCAAGTCTTGTAGTTCCTACAAAGAGTACAGGATCAAATACAGTTCCAAAATCTAGTATGCCATTTGGAGGACAGTCAGCCATTCCAAAGAAAAAAGCATTTGGTGGAATTATTCAAAAAATGGCTTCTGGAGGTTTTGTTCCTGGAATTGGATTAACTGATAAAGTTCCAGCACTATTGACACCTGGGGAATTTGTAATGAATCGTGGTGCAGCAAAATCATTTGCTCCATTTTTAAACTCATTAAATGACTCTAAATATCCATCAATGATTGGAAGAAATATGTCTTCTCCAATTTATAGTGTGGCAGCCCCTAATAATAACTATGCAATGCCTACAAATAATGTATCTACATCTGTTAATGATAATTCAAGCACAGTGTATAATTATAGTGTTGGTATTACTGTTGGCGGTACTAATTCAAGCCCTGACAGTATTGCTAAGGCAGTATTAAATGAAATTAAATATATTGACTCACAAAGAATTAGGAACCAGAGAGCATAATGGCAACATCAGCATATTTAACAGGTAGAAAAAAATATCAGAGACCGCAAGGTATTTTATGGTCTGATAATGCAGGAACACTTTCAAATGGTATATATGTTCCTAATGGATATGAGGTTGGTACAGACGTACCGCCTGAAACTGATCCAGATTTAATTGATCAATTTTTAATTCTTTCTGATCATAATCGTTCAGAAATGAGTTTTACACCACAAAGAATTGAACAACGTCAGCGTACTATTAATGGTCGCATGCGTTCATACTATATAGCAGACAAGATGACTATTTCTTTTTCTTGGCAAAATCTTCCATCCCGTTCATTTTTTCAAAATGCTGAATTTGATCCAGAAACTGGTATTTCACCATATCAAAATAATGTACAAGAATTTACAGCAGACGGTGGCGCTGGCGGAGTACAAATTTTAGATTGGTATAACTCACATCCTGGACCTTTTTGGATGTATTTAGCATATGACAAATATTCTAATTTTGGAACAGATAATTCTGCTTTTGGAAGACTAGGACAATATAATGAAATTGTTCAAGTATATTTTGCAAACTTTAATTATTCAGTTGTAAAAAGAGGCGGAAATAATTTTGATCTTTGGAACATATCGGTAACGCTGGAAGAGGTTTAAAATGTTTATTAATAAAGCATTAAAAACCCATTTAGAAACATCAGCAACAGTTCAATTAAAATCTTTAGTTCTGGCTGAATGGAACATGAATATGCCAGATAATATTTTTTATGTTGGTAACTATAGATATCGTCCATCAACTACGGGATCTATTTACTATACCTTGCCAAACACATTTGATAATTTAGATGCTGGAAATTATTATAAAGATGCTACAGATGCAGATGTTGTTATTGATAATGGTTTTGATAATTCTGGAAATCCACAACAATTTACTCTTAAAAAAGAAAAAATGAAAATGATTTATTCTTTAGAAGATTGTTTAAAACCATTTAGACCAAGATCTGGCATTAATAAACCATTATATTTTGGTGGTCACTATTTAGCAAATTCTGGAGCAAATATTGCAGAACGACCAAGATATTATATGCCATCTAGATATGATGAGTTTAGATATTGGACTTCATATAGAACTGAAAATAATATTGAATATGGTATTGCTAATAAAATATTTAATAGTTTAAATTATATTGATGATACAGTTCCATTTGTCGTATATAAAAATCAGATTCCAGCAAATCGTATTATTGTAAAAATGCAAACAAATGTTGGTACTGTAGATTTAGGACCATTTACTACAGCAACTGGATCAATAGCAGATCCACTTTATGGAAATTCTAATAAAACAACTCCATCAAGATGGAAAATACAATATTTATTAAATAATAATTGGGTTGACGCAATTTCTTTTAATGAAAGTACAACACGAGATGATGGGTCTCCAATCGTTGGAACAGATGGCTATGTTGAAATACAATATGGATTAATAATTCCAGAGACATACAAAGATATTTTTATATTTGCAGATACATTAGCATCAGAAACTTTGTTGCCATCTACATCAGTTATTGGATATGCATATTTAGTAATTTCAAATGAAGGTGAAAAAGGAACATTTTATATTTGGACTGGAGAACAATATGAACAATTTACACCTAACTATGGTTGGCAACTAGGATCTGAAACTATCAGTAATAATACAAGTTTTGTAACAGACTTTACAAATCCAGAACAATTTAATGACACAATTAATGGTGGAATATCATATAGAGAATTTGCTTATATTCAAGGAATTCGTATAGTAGTAGAAGCAATGAATAAATTTGATACTACATTTGATTTAATTGAAATGTCACCAAGACTTATTGGCAATATATCTGATAAAGTTATTGATTATAAAGTAACTAAAGTCCTTTCTGATGTTGGAGTTACATCACTGCCAGTTGGACAACTATTAGCATCTACTGGATCAATTAATATTTTTGATGATGATCAAGCATTTAATATTAATAATGAAAATAGTATTATTTCACAATATGTTAGAAAAAATATTAAGTTCAATTTCTATGAAATAATTATGAATGTTGATGGATATGATTACTATATTCCAATTAAAACATTATACTCAGAGGGTTTTCCACAAGCAGATATTACTGGCGGTACTATTTCAATAACTCTACGTGACTTTTATTTTTATCTTGAATCAATAGCAGCACCAAGATTATTAATGACTCAAACATCATTAAGTATGGCTATATCTACAATTTTAGATTATATTGGATTTACTAACTATACATTTAAACGTATTAGTGGAGAATCAGATCCAATTATCCCATATTTTTTTGTTGCCCCAGATCAAAACGTAGCAGAAGTTTTAAATCAGTTAGCAATTTCAACACAAACAGCAATGTTCTTTGATGAATATAATAACTTTGTTGTTATGAGCAAAGATTATTTGATGCCAAGTTTAGATAATAGAGAAACAGATTTTATTTTGTCTGGTTCTAATAATCAAACAAATACTGGCGTTATACAAAACTCTTCATCTGGAAATTTACCTAATATTATTTCTATATCGTCTGAAGATAAAAAGATTTATAATGATGGAAAAATTAATTATACAACTAGATATATTCAGCGTTCATATGGAACAATTAGAGAAGCAAGCATGGTTGATCGTGATAAAACATGGATATATAAACCAGTATTACTTTGGGAAGTTGCAGGAGATGAAGCAACAAAAACAATTAATGAAGTTGCATCTAAACAAGGAAACTATGTTCTTGGAGCAATGCCTTTAAATTCAAATCTTAGTAATTCATTACCAACAGTAGTCAATGGTATAGTAACTAATAATATTTTAGATCTTGGAGAAAATATTTATTGGCTTACACGTTATCAAGGATACTTTTATTCCAATGGAGAAATTATAAAATACGATGCTGCTGAATTTAATGTTACTGGAGTTGGCAATGTTTGGATTAGTAGCAACCAAGAATATCAAAAATATTTTGCAGCATTACCATTTAATGGAAAAATTTATCCAACAGGACTTATTAGAATTTATTCAGAGCCGTACTATGAAACAGTAGATGGCATTACTAGACTTCAGTCTGGGGCTGTCTATCAACACGGTAGAGGTCAATTTGGAACTCCAGTAACAACACATTCTGCTGGCATTAATGATTACTGGTCTAATAATGATTATGTACGTGGTTGTGATATGCAAACACAATATTTATTTACTACAAAACTTGATGAAGATGTAACTAAACCAGCAACCACTATAGGCGCTGCTGGTATTAATAATACTCTTGCAAGACAAACAACACGAAATGGTATTATTAAAAACTTTATGTCTGCAAACTATTTAACTGAAACTGCAATTAATAATTTTAAATCTACACAAACTGGAACAATTCAATCATCAGCATTAGTAATGAATGGACCATCTTTTAAAACAACTGAAACTCCAATTAATTTTGTTTCTTATGTTTATAAAAATTTAGATGGAGCATATAAAAATTTTGGAACTAGACTTCGTATTATTGGCAAAGTTGAAACAAGTGAAAGTCGTGGACAAACACCAATTGGTTCTACTTCTTATTATCAGGTTAATGGAACTCAACCAAATCAAAATGTTAGTATTGGCGGAGGCTCTGGAGGTATTGCAGTACTTCTTAATCCAGAAACAAACAATGGATATTACTTTGAAATAGTAGCCTTAACAGAAACAAATGTAGAATCTTATTTAAAACTAGATAAAACTGGTCAATCAGAAATTAATTTAAACAATGTTGTCTTTTATAAAGTTAAAAAAGATTCTGCAAATGATAATGCTATTCCTATTAAATTATGGGGTGGTTTAACAAGTATTATTGTTGATGATGGAAGATTTACAGGTCAATATAGAATGGCGGGAGAAGAAAAGCCAACGGTATATGACTTATCAGTAGAATATCAAGATATTGGAAAAACTCGTAGATTCTATTTATATATTAATAATAGATTGATTAAAATAGTAGATGATACAGATCCACTTCCTATTTATAACAATATGGCTTTATTTGTTCGTGGTTCTTCAAGATGTATGTTTGAACACATATATGCATTATCTGAAAACTATTCTCAGAATACAACTTTTACTGTTGGTCAAACACTATCTGATGTATTTGGAGATAAACAAATTGATGCTAATGAATCATTTAGAAAATATGCAATGAGTGGTATTTTACAAGGAACATATTTATCTGGAGTTAGTTCACAACAACCACCAAAATATAATATGTATTTTGATGAATTTGGAACAATTATGCGTGAGTGTGCATATTTTGATATTAGATATGATAAATCATACCCTGCTCTTTATGCTCAACTATCTCCAACATTTAATCGCATTAAAGGATATTCAGTTTCTGGATTCCAGGCAGATTCATACGGTGCTGAGTTTTTAATATTTAATGCTTCAGATAAGGCTTTAGTATTAGATGAAACAAGTGGAAACTATTTAAGAATTCAGGGTATTTCATTTACTCAAGATACAACATATCAATTAACAGTAGATGAATATTTAAATAAAAAGAGTAACTTGGCTGATCCACCTCTACAAGGTAGTTCTTTAATTTATTCTCCATTAACAGAAAAAGCAAAATATGATGATATTAAATTAAGTCGTTTGATATATGGTAAAAATGAGTTTAGTATAGATACTCCATATATTCAAACACAAGATGATGCAAATGCCTTAATGGGATGGATTATTGATAAAATTATGGTTCCTAAAAAGTCTGTTGGTTTAAATGTATATTCTTTGCCTACTTTACAATTAGGAGATATTGTAACTTTAAACTATAAAGATTTAAATGGACTAGACCTTGTATCTTCAGAAACAGATAGATTTGTAATATATAATATTGATTATTCTAGAAATAATACTGGTCCAAGCATGACTTTGTATTTGAGTGAGGTGTAATATGAGAGAAATATTAACGTCAGATGGTGGCGGAGATTCAACTCCAATACGTCAATCTCCAGCACCTGTTCCTGCATTAGCATCTATTTCTAGTTTTAAACAAAAAGAATATTTAGATTATAGAACTGGAGAAAGACAAACTTCAGTTGTAGACGAACAAACAAAAATTGCTGGAAAAAGAGCAGCAGATGCAGCAGCAGAAGCAATGAAAAGAGCAGCAGAAGATGATGAATTAGCACGAGATAAAGCAGCAGCAAGACAAGCACAAATAGATGCTGCAGATGCTATGACAAAAGCAAGATTAGATTTATTAAGAGCACAAGAAGCAAAAGCAGCAGCAGAAGAGGCTGCACGTAAGGCTGCTGAAGAGGCTGCACGTAAAGCGGCGGAAGATGAAGAAAGAAGAAAACAAGAAGAAGAAAATAATAACAATAATTATAACTATAATCCAAGTACTGTATCAAATACAACACCGTATGTTCCAGTAAGTCCTACACCATTAACTCCTTCTAATATAGGATCAAAACCATCAAATATAAGTCCAGTAACACAAACTCCACCCCCACCACCAGTAAAAACAGCACCAATTGATACTATTTTATTTAATGAAGAAGCAGTTCCAATTCAAATAATGTCTGATCTTATTTTTGAAAATATTGGTGGACAAGAACTTATCAATATTGCTAGAAATGATACTGTTAATGGACAAAATATTATTTATCAACCTATTAAAAATTTAACTTCAATTCAACAAGAATACAATCCAAATAATATTGTTGCACTTCAGGCTACCTCAGATAAATATTTTCAGAACTTTTCAATTAAGTTTGAAAATAAAGTTCCTCAAGTTGGTAGCGGACCAAACGGAGAACATGTTTATATAGATAGTACAAATGGAAGCCTAGTAATAGAATTAGTTAATTTAGACTCTGATGAGCAGGTAGAGATGGAAATTACCACAAGTGGTACAATATATGAGGCGGAACTATGATTACAGATAAAGGCAAAGAAATTATTGGAAAGTATATGCTTGGTCAAGCACCAGCATATGCGTCATATATTGCTGTTGGTTGTGGGGCAAAACCACTGGATACAGTAGATCCATATGGCAATTATTCTGAAAAAAATAATTTAGATTTTGAAATGTTCCGTGTCCCAATATCATCTCGTGGTTTTGTTAATGATTCAGGTACTGAAAAATTAGTATTAACAGCAGAACTACCAACTGAAGAAAGATACGAAATTTCTGAAATAGGTTTATATTCTGCAGGATCAAACCCATCTGCTGGAGCATATGATAGCAAAACAGTATTTGCTTTTACTCAAGGGGAAAACTGGCAGTATCACACAGTAAGTGCTGCAACATCTATACCTACAATTACCGCACCACTTGATGATCCAAATGATGATAATATAATTGCAACAACAGACCAAGTTTTTCAAACAAATGCAGACAACTCTATTTTTTATAAAACACCAAGACCAGAAAGATATGAGCGCTGTAGATTTTTAAATAATATTATTTTAATGCGTGGAGATGATGCAGATTTAACAGTTGATGCTGGACATTTTGTTATAGAAAGTGGATCTAATCATATTCATTTAACTGGTGCAGATGTTAATTTTACTCGTAACTCTCCAATTGATGAATTACGGTTTGCATTTTCTCTTGTTAGTAAAGATGGAGACTCTTTATCTGTTCCAGACACTGTTCGTGTATTAATAGATTTTGCATCAACAGATTCTGAAACAGCAGGAGAGTTTGCTAGATTTGAAGCAGAATTAGAAAATGGTGATGGTACTGGTGGAACATATGATTTTACAAACAATAGATATTTTGTAATAACAAAACAATTACAAGAACTTTATCAAACTCAGGGATTTACATGGAATGCAGTTACTGTAGTTAAAATATATGCATGTGCAATTTCTGGAGGAACTCCATCTGATGATTATTATATTGCACTAGATGCATTACGTTTAGAAAATATAGCAACTACAAATGTTTTATATGGACTTACTGGATATTCTGTTATTAAAACAACAGATGCAGAAACAATTGTTAAATCTCCGAATACAAGTAATTATGTAGAATTTAGATTTTCTATTGGAGTAACATAATGGCTAATTCAGAAGTAGTTAAAAAATTTACAACAACTATTACAGATTTGCCACCAATAGGTTCTCTAACTGAAGGATATTCTATACGATATCGCATAGTGTCTTCCGATAAAAATAGAACATCACATTGGTCTCCTGTTTATTTAGTACAACCAGACTTTACTTTAGTTCCTGGAACTATTGCATTTAATAAAGCAGGATCAATTGCAAGTGTTGTATGGGATGCAGTAGAAATAACAAAAACTGTTGGAGCACAAACATATTCAATAACAAAAGGACATGAGTATGATATTTGGGTAAGGTGGGATCGTGGTGGAAATAATGGAGATTGGTTATATAAACAAAGAATAGATTCTACATCTTTATCAATTCCAATTCCAGCAACATGGACAATTAATGGAATAGTTCAAGGAACTGCACCAAATAGAATGAGTATAGAAGTATATTTAAAAGGTGAACCAGTAAAAAGATCAGATGGTCCTGCTGGAACACCATTTTTAAAAGTTTATAGATTGTTAAATGAAACAGTCTAATGATATAATGGAGAGATAATGGCAAAAGTACCGCTACCAGAACGTGGACAACCACTAGATGTAACATATATTTATCAGTTGGCTGATACTATTAATGATATTTCTACGCAAGTGTCTTCAGCAACATATAACTACACAACAGTAGATACAACATCTGCTGGTAAACAAAGTATTAAAACATCAGATGCAAGAATTGTTGGTGGGTATATTGAAGTTGCTAATAACTCAACAGTTTCTGCTGGAAATGAAAAAACATTTTCATATGATTTTCCATCAGATTTTAAATATGCACCAATTGCAACAGCAACAGCATTAAATATTGGTAATACTCCAGCAGGTCAAAATGTTACAGTTATTTTAAAATCTGTAACTACATCAAGAGTTGAAGGTATTGTAAGATTTGGTGCATCTGGCGATCTTTCATTAGCAGTTAATTTAATTATTATTGGTATTCCAAATTAATTGGGGGTAGTTTAATTGATTTATTGCAATAGATGCAATGGTAGAATGTTTGTTGATAGACAATATTCTAGTTCAATGCATTTGGAAACTTATTGTATTAGGTGTGGGGCAAGAAATTTTTATCATCCACCATCACAGAGTAGGTATGGCACATGGCTTTTGGACCAAGAAAACTTGAGAGTAAAGACTACAATAACCAGCCTATAATTAAAGGCAATAAAAAAATTTGGTTTTTAAACAATGATCTTGTTAGACTTTATCATAGTTCAAGATCTACTGGCATGGTAACTGTTTATAATATTACAAAAGATAGATTAGAAACATGTCTTCGTTCTGATTTTAGAAAAAATAGAAAAAAGGCATATACTGTAGCAGAAACTGCACGACTTGTCAATAGACATAGAAAATATTTTCCAACATTAATAAAACGAGGAGTCATTCCACCACCAACTGGATCACAAGTTGGCGGTACAAGAGATTGGCAAGTAAGAGCATATTATTCAGAATTGCAAGTAAAAGAGATACGTGATATACTTGCAAGTATTCATATTGGAAGACCAAGAAAAGATAATTTAATAACAAATAATTTAACACCAACTTCACAAGAGTTGACAAGAAGAACTGGTGATGGTATACTAATTTATACAAAAACTGAAGATGGAAGATTTATTCCTGTTTGGGGAGAGAGCATTAATTAGCCTATGAAGGAGGCAGTGGTGGAAGAACGTAATGAAACAAAAGTAAATGTAACACTTGGATATACACTTAATTTGGGTAATTTCCAGTCATTAAGAGTAGATCTTGGAGTTGTTGATTTTGTCCGTGAGGGCGAAACTACAAATGATGCAATGAATCGTGTATATGACTTTGTTGAGGCAAAGGTTGTAGAAAAGGTTCAAGAAGCAAAAGAAGAGATTACAGAAGAATAATTATGGCTGATCGCAAAGACCGTATGGCTTTGCTCAGTCGCTACAATAAACTTCATTTGCAGAGATATGAGCAAAAGTCTAATCTCAATTTAAATGTTGAGCAGTGGGCTGCAGATGCCCTTGTAGAGTCTTATGGACTCAAAGATTGCTATGATTTATTAGACTACTATTTTGGTGTTGCTCAAGACCCAAATTGGAATTTCTTTGCATATAATGCAGAAAAAATTCTTAGTGGTAAACTAGAAGTTCAATCAGATATTAAAGAACGAGAACAGCGTAGAAAATTGGCAAGGAAGTGGTTAAGTGAATAATACAGAAGCAAAACTAATTACAGCAGTATTACAAGATAAGCAAATACATGTACTTCTTCAAGCCAATGTTGATAATATTCTTAAAACACATAATGATGTTTGGAGATTTATTAGAAATTATGCTGAACATAATGGAACTGTTCCACCAACATCTTTAGTGGTAGAAAAGTTTAGAGACTTTACTCCAGTTGCTGAAGTTGGAGCAACAAAACATCATCTTGATGAACTACAAACAGAATATTTAAACGATAGTCTAAAAGATATTATTCGCAATGCTGCTACAGAAATTCAAGGTGGCGAGGGCACTAAAGCATTAGAAGAAATTATTACCAAGACTTCAGAATTAAAAAAGAATACCTCTGCAATTAGAGATGTTGATGCTACAGATATAGATTCTGCTATTGCATTTTTTGAAAATGTAAAGAAACAACAAGAACTTGGATCTATTGGTATCAAAACAGGCTTGCCAGGGTTTGACAACTACCTTCCTTCAGGGATTATGCCAGGTCAATTGGGGATTTTTCTTGCATATCCAGGTATTGGCAAATCCTGGCTTGCTCTTTACTTTGCTGTACAAGCATGGAAACAGGGCAAAACTCCTATGATAATTTCTTTAGAAATGTCAGAGACAGAAGTTCGTAATCGTGTATATGCAATTATGGGCGAAGGTCTTTGGTCTCATAGAAAATTAAGTAATGGAGAAGTTGAACTAGATATGATGCGAAAGTGGCATGAAAATAAAATTAAAGGTAAGCCAAACTTTCATATCATTTCAAATGATCAAGGTGGAGAAATTACTCCATCAGTTATTCGTGGAAAGATTGATCAATATAAACCAGATTTTGTAATTGTAGATTATTTACAACTTATGTCTCCAAATCAAAAGGCTGATAATGAAACGGTACGAATGAAAAATTTGTCTCGTGAACTTAAACTTATGTCTATTAGTGAAGAAGTTCCTATTATTGCTATTTCTTCTGCTACTCCAGATGATGTTAAAGATATGTCTACCGTTCCAACTTTGGGACAAACATCTTGGTCAAGACAAATCGCCTATGATGCTGACTGGGTATTAGCATTAGGTCGTGGAGCCAACAGTGATATAATTGAATGTGCATTCAGAAAAAATAGAAATGGATTCATGGGAGACTTTTTAATACAAGTAGATTTTGATAAGGGATATTACAGATACAAAGATTTTGAAGATAAAAATGGCTAAAGAGATATATACAACACAACAGATACATAGAGTAATAACTGGTGCTGGCTTAGATATAGAAGCAGAATATGGTACAGACTATATTATTTTTTGTCCATTTCATAATAACAATAGAACACCTGCTGGAGAAGTTTCAAAAGAGTCTGGATTATTCTTTTGTTTTGGTTGCCAAACTACTAAAACATTAATAGAATTAATTATGCATACTACTGGAAGAACATATTTTGAGGCTGCAAGATATATTAAAAGTAAAGAAACAGAAGTTGATATTGAATCTTTAATTAATAAAACATTATATTCTCCACCAGATTTTATTCAGTATGATGAACTTTTAATTAAAAGATTAAACAAACAAGCATTAGATAGTCCTAGAGCAATGAGATATTTTGAAAGCAGAAAGATTACAAAAGAATCTGCTATTAAGTTTGATTTAGGATATTCTGAAAAGCAAGATTCTGTAACTATTCCTATGCAATCTCCAGATGGTATGACAATTGGATTTGTTGCAAGAACAATTGAGGGTAAAGATTTTAAAAATACCCCTGGACTTCCTAAAAGCAAAATTTTATTTAACTTACATAGAGTAAAAGCATCAAAAACAGTATATGTTGTAGAATCTTCATTTGATGCAATTAGATTAGATCAAATAGGTTTCCCTGCGGTTGCTACCCTAGGGGCAAATGTTTCATCAAGCCAGATTGAACTTTTGAAAAAATACTTTGGAAACATTGTATTAGTAGCAGATAATGATGAGGCTGGAAAAATTATGTCAGACAGACTTTCTGAAAAGTTAGGAAATCTTGTAACAATTATTCAGCCAGATAAAAAATATAAAGATATAGGCGATATGACTGATGAAGAAATTAAACAGTTAGAGTTTAAGTTTGACAATGTTATAGATGCTATGCTAAAATAGAAAAAACTTATATAAGGAGAAAAGAATGACTATTGTAAAGGGACTAAAAAATATTAACGCCCTAGTCGAAAAACCAAAATATGAAGGTAGCGCAACAAAAGTTCGTTGGGTAAAGTTGGCTGACGGACAAGCAGCAAAGATTCGTTTCGTTAATGAATTAGATTCTGACTCTGCTCACTTTAATGAAGATCGTGGTCTTGCAGTTGTAGTTTCAGAACATACAAATCCAAAAGACTATAAGCGTAAGGCAGCATGTACTATTGAATCAGAAGGTCGTTGTTTTGGTTGTGAAATGGCACGTAAAGAACCAAAGAGCGGTTGGAGATCACGTCTTCGTTTTTATACAAATGTTCTTGTAGATGATGGTACTGAAGATCCATATATTGCTGTATGGTCTCAAGGTATCAGCAAGCAATCAGCATTTAATACAATTCGTGAATATGCACTTGAAACAGGTAGCATTTCAAATTTAGTTTGGAAGTTAAAGCGTAATGGTCAGGGAACTGAAACTAATTACACATTAATTCCAAGTACGCCAGATGCAGAACCATTTAATTGGGATGGCAAAGAATATTTTAATCTTGAAAAGGTAGTTCGTGAAGTACCATATCCAGAACAAGAAGCATTTTATTTTGGATTTGATACACCATCAGTTACTTCAACAAACATTGACTGGTAATCAATGAATTACGTTGGGCTTCATGTCCACACTCATTATTCTTTAATGGATGGTGTGGCTACTCCGCAGGAATACGTTAAAAGAGCAGTTGAATTGGGCATGCCTGCAATTGCTATTACAGATCATGGAACTCTGTCTGGACACCGTGAAATGTATCGTACTGCAAAAGAAGCAGGTATTAAACCTATTCTTGGCATAGAAGGCTATATGACGACTAATATGGCTGATAAGAGGGCAAAGGCAGACCGCACTGACCCACTTGATCAGAACTATCATCATATTGTCCTTCTAGCCAAGAACCAACAAGGATTAGAAAATCTTAATAAGATTAATGAAATTGCTTGGACTGATGGATTTTTTAGTAAGCCAAGATTTGATTTTGAAACACTTGCAAAATATAAAGATGGAATTATTGTAACTTCTGCTTGTCTTAGTGGATGGATAGCAAAAGCGGTAGAGTTAGATGAACTTGCTGTTGCAAAGAAACATATTGAATGGTTTAAGAATACATTTAATGATGATTACTATATTGAAGTAATGCCACACAATCCTGAAAATGTAAATAAAGGATTAATTAATTTAGCAAAGTCTATGGATGTAAAAATAGTAGTTACTCCAGACTGCCATCATTCTGATATTAGTCAAAAAGAAATTCAAGAAATGATGCTTATTTTAAATACCCATGCTAAGTTACAAAAAGATGTAACATATGAAAAATCTAAAAAGCATAAAGATATGATGGAACGCCTAGATTATTTATATGGTGCAGATCGTCAAATGTCTTTTAGGTCTTTTGACATTCATCTTCTTTCATATGAAGAAATGAAAGAGTGTATGGTAAAACAAGACATAGATAATGAAGATATGTTTACAAATACATTAGAAATTGCAAATAAAGTAGAAGATTATGAAATTAAATCTGGACTAACTTTATTACCAGTACAGTATAAAAATCCAGATCAAGAATTAGCCAATTTAGCATTTGAAGCATTAGAAGAAAAAAGATTAACTAAGGCTTGGTTGGGTAATGATATTTATTGGCAAAGACTAGATGAAGAACTATCTGTTATTCGTGATAAAAAGTTTGCTCCATACTTTCTGGTTGTTCGTAATATGATTAACTGGGCTAAAAAAGAAGGCATTATGGTTGGTCCAGGTCGTGGTTCATCTGCTGGCTCTCTTCTTTGTTACCTACTAGGAATCACTGAAATTGATCCAATTGAGCACGGTCTTTTATTTTTCCGTTTCATTAACCCTGAACGTAATGACTTTCCTGATATTGATTCAGATATTCAAGATTCACGTCGTGAAGAAGTTAAAGATTATCTTGTTAGACAGTATAGACATGTTGCTTCTATTGCTACATTTTTACAGTTTAAAGATAAAGGTGTTGTAAGAGATGTTTCAAGAGCACTTAATATACCACTTTCAGATGTAAATAAAGTTTTAAAAACTGTTGACACATGGGATGATTTCTGTACATCTAAAAACTCTTCTTGGTTCCGTGAAAAATATCCTGAAGTCATAAGATATGGAGATCAGTTGCGTGGAAGAATTCGTGGTACTGGTATTCATGCTGCTGGTGTTGTTACTAGTAAAGAACCAATATTTAAATATGCGCCTATGGAAACAAGAAGTGTAACTGGCTCAGATGATCGTATTCCAGTTGTGGCGGTAGACATGGAAGAGGCTGAAAGAATTGGTCTTATTAAAATTGATGCACTTGGTCTTAAAACCCTTAGTGTTTTAAAAGACACTCTTGATATTATTAAAGAAAGATATGATAAAAAAATAGATCTTCTTAATATTGATATGGATGATAAGAATGTTTATCAAATGCTTTCAGATGGGTATACAAAAGGTGTGTTCCAGTGTGAAGCAACACCATATACAAATCTACTAGTAAAGATGGGTGTAAAAAATCTATCTGAACTTGCAGCATCAAATGCTCTTGTTCGTCCAGGTGCTATGAATACTATTGGTAAAGATTATATTTTACGTAAACATGGTAGACAAAATATTAATTATTTACATCAAATTTTAAAACCATTTACAGAAGAAACATATGGATGTATTTTATATCAAGAGCAGGTTATGCAGGCTTGTGTTCAACTTGGTGGAATGACTATGGCTGAGGCTGATAAAGTTCGTAAAATTATTGGTAAGAAAAAAGATGCAAAAGAGTTTGACGTATTTAAAGATAGATTTATTAAGGGTGCATCACAGTATATTGCTCCAAATGATGCATTAGATCTTTGGCATGACTTTGAGGCACACGCAGGATATTCATTTAATAAGTCACATGCTGTAGCATATTCAACACTTTCTTATTGGACTGCATGGTTAAAATATCACTATCCATTGGAATTTATGTTTGCACTTCTTAAAAATGAAAAAGATAAAGATGCAAGAACGGAGTATCTAATTGAAGCAAAAAGAATGGGAATTCCAATTAAACTTCCGCATATTAACGATTCGGATATTGATTTTAAAATTGAAGGTAAAGGTATTAGGTTTGGTCTTTCGGCTATCAAATTTATTTCAGATAAAATTGCTGACAGATATATTGCAGCACGTCCGTTCAAATCTTTTAAAGAGGTAGAAGAGTTTACTTTTACAAAAGGTAATGGAGTTAATAGTCGTGCTTTACAGGCTATGAATTCTATTGGCGCTTTAACTTTTCCAGATAATCCAGCAGATCCAGAAAAAGTTAAAGAAAATCTATATGAGTATTTAAATCTTCCAGAATTTAATATGCCAATTCCACAACACTACTATGCATACATTAATGATATTGAAGAATATGAAGAAAAGGGTGCATTCATTTTGATGGGTATGGTAAAATCAATTAAGAGATCAAAAGGATGGTCAAGGGTAGAGTTGCTAGATAAGACTGGTAGTGTTGGAATATTTGATGAAGAAAATACAAGTATTGAATCTGGTCGTACCTATATTATTCTTGTTAACGATAATCGAATTGTATCTGCAGTTCCTGTAGATGAAATTAAAGAATCTAAAGATGCACTTGTAAAGTTTTTAAATTATAAAATGTTGCCATATAAAGATGATGAAATGTTTGTAGTTTCATTTAAGCCAAGAATGACTAAGGCTGGTAAGAAAATGGCATCACTAACACTGGCTGATGCTACAAGAGAATTACATGCAGTGACAGTATTTCCTACATCTTTTGCAAAAGCATATATGAATGTAGAGCCAGGAAATGTATATAAATTTAGTTTTGGTAAAACAAAAGATGGAACGGTAATAATGGAGGATGTAAAAAATGTTGGATGACTTAGCAGAACAACTACACGAAACAGCAGTAAATAAAGGGTTTTGGCGAGATGAATTAAATTGTGGAGATATTTTTCTTGCAAAACAATGTATGATGATTGTTTCTGAAGTTTCAGAACTTATGGAAGCAATTCGTAAAGATAAGGGTGAAGAAGAAATTGCTCTTGAAACAGCAGATATTCTTATTCGTACACTAGATCTTTATGCAGGATTAGTAGCATCTGGATATACAACAGTATCTCTTGATTATGCTTTACAGGAAAAAGCAAATATTAATAAAGAACGTCCAGAGAAGCATGGGGTAAGATTCTAATGACAGTCACTATTGAAGAAGTATTATCACAATTAGATCCAAAATTACGTAAGGCTATTATGTCTGGAGATTCTGTTCCAGATACTGAATATGCAGCAACTCCAAGTTTTGGTCTTAATCGTGCATTAAATGGTGGTCTTCCATATGGTCGTCAAGTATTAATTTGGGGATCTAAATCATCTGCAAAATCATCATTATGTTTACAAATGATTGGTTTGGCTCAAAAAGAAGGAAAGATCTGTGCTTGGATTGATGCAGAAATGTCATATGATAAAAAGTGGGCAGAAGAAATGGGTGTTGATACATCTAAATTAATTGTGTCAAAGGCTAGAACCATTAATGAAATGGTTGATGTTGGAGTACAATTAATGGAGGCTGGAGTTGATATGATTGTTGTAGATTCTATTACTTCATTACTTCCTGCTATTTATTTTGAAAAGGACTCAGATGAACTTAAACAACTTGAAAATACAAAACAAATTGGAGCGGAATCTAGAGACTTTAGCAATGCATGGAAAATGCTTAACTATGCTAATAATAAAGTTAAGCCTACTCTCCTTGTCCTTATTAGCCAGTCTCGTAATAATATTAGTGCTATGTATACTAGCCAGCAGCCTACTGGTGGTCAGGCTACTAAGTTTTATTCCTCTACTGTTATTAAATTATTTTCATCAGAATCGGACAACCAAGCAATAAAAGGAAAGATCCACTCTGGAGATAAACTTATTGAAGAAAAAATTGGTAGAAAAGTCAGATGGGAATTACAATTTTCTAAAACTTCTCCAGCATTTCAATCTGGTGAATATGACTTTTATTTTAGAGGGGATAGTTTAGGTATTGATACTATTGGAGATCTTGTTGATACCGCAGAATTAGCAGGATTAATTAATCGTACAGGTGCTTGGTATCAACTTGAAGATGGTACAAAAGTACAAGGTAGAGATGGTCTTATTTCTAGAGTACGAGAGGATTTAGACTTACAAGAATCAATAAAAAGTAAGTTAAATAATGTCTAATAAATTTACTGTTTATGAGGGCAAGTTTATATGTAAAACTTGTAAAAAAGAAGTAAAAAGTTTACGATTATATAAAGATACAGGAATGGTTTCCTGGATGTGTTCAGATAAACATTTAACAGAAGTTAAACTTTATCATATTGGATATAAGAAGAAAAGGGATTATGAGCGAGAAGAGCGAAAGTAAAAGAATAGGGGCAACCCAACATAAAAATTCTGGTAGAAATACTAAAAAGGGTGATGCTACTTGGAGAAATTTTGTTGTAGATTTTAAAGAAACAGCAAAATCTTTTACTTTAAATCAAGATGTATGGGCTAAGGCTGTAACAGATAGCATTAAGGCTGGCACTGATAAGTCTCCTGCTATTGTTGTTATTTTAGGTGAGGGTAATAAAAAAATACGTCTTGCTATTATAGAATTTGATTTACTTGATCAATTAACATGGGAGAATAAAAATGGCAGAACAGATTGAATCATCAAAAACAACATTAGATATGGTTAATGGATTATCCGAGATTGCGGATTATATGAAAGATGAAGAATTAACTACCGCATTAACAATGATTGCTAAACTTATTATTAAACCAGATATTCCACCGCAGGTGGCTAGTTTAGAAATTGTTAGATTACAGGCTATTGCAGCAAAGATGGCATTTAAGGCAACTTGGATGACAAATGTTGATAAGTCTGACAGAGGCAAAAAGAATATTTACTATACAGCAGCAGAAGCAATTAATGATCTTGTCTCAGCGCTTAAGTACATAATGCGATGAATGATATAATAGATAAAAAGGATTATAATGACAAAAAACTTACTTAAGCAAATAATGCTCAAGCCTGAAGATAAATTAAAGATTATTGATACAGATGGTTTGATTGAAAAAATTAACTCAGGTTATGTTGTAAAACGTGTTTCAAAACACCAGACAAAAAAGACTTTTGCTCCATCAACATTGGTATACGGTCATGGAGAATGTGCTAGATATTGGTATTTAGCATTTGAGGGTAACATTTTTGAAAATAATGATACTCCATATGGTGTAGCAAATATGACATCTGGAACTAATTCTCACGATAGAATTCAACAGGCTATGCTAGATGCAGATGTTGCAATTCAATATTTAGATGATGATAATAAGCCAACAACAGAATTTAAGGTTATCAATAGTGATCCACCAATTTTTGGTTATGGTGATGCTATGTTGAAGTGGAATGATGAAGAAATTGTTGGCGAAATTAAAACAATGCAAAGCGATACTTTTGAATATTATAAAACTAAAGGAAGTCCAAAACTTGGACATCTTATGCAGTTATTAATTTATATGAAAGTTCTTAAAAAATCTAAAGGTGTTTTAATTTATGAAAATAAAAATAGTCATGAATTAGCCATATATCCATTTGAGGTAAATGAACATTATATTAAATGGATTGAAAATACTTTTGAGTGGATGAGAACAGTTCGTAAGGCATGGGAAAATAAAACATTGCCACAAAAAACATATCGTTCTAATTCTAAAATTTGTAAAACATGCCCATTAAAAACAGCATGTTCAGTTGCTGAACCTGGTGTAATTAAAATAACACCGCTGGAGGGGCTGAGTGAAATTATGTAGTTATTTTGGTTGTAATCAGTATTTTACTCCAAAAGTAAGTTATCAGATATATTGCAGTAATGAATGTAGAGATGCGTCTACAAAAGAAAAAATTACTGAAAGATATCTGCTAACTCGCAGACAAAAAAGAAAAGGTAAAGATAGAAAATGTTTAGGCGGTTGTAGCACTAAACTTTCTATCTATAATGATTCTGGATTCTGTGCTAACTGCAATGTAAGTAAAAAATCAGTAGATAAAATGTTAAAAGAAATTAAGGGATATTTTGAATACGATCAAGACTAAACCAGCAAAGATTATTGCTATTGATGCAAGCACTAATAGTTTAGCCTTTGCTTATTTTGAGTTTGGTAAATTAGAAACTATTGGAAAAATTCAATTTGAAGGTAGTGATATTTATCAAAAATGTATAGATGCAACTAAAAAAGTTAAAACATTATTTGGAATGCAAAAATTTATTAACTCATCTTTAGTTATTGAACATACAGTATTTATGAATAGTCCTAAAACTGCTGCAGATCTAGCATTGGTTCAAGGAGCAATTATAGGTGCAGCAGGTCTTAATAATATTATTGAAATTGGAAGAGTGTCACCCATTACCTGGCAAAATTTTATTGGAAATAAAAGACTAACTAAAGAAGAACAATTAATAGTTAGAACACAAAATCCTGGAAAATCACAGGCTTGGTATAAGGGTTATGAGCGGGGTATACGAAAACAACGCACTATTAAGTTTATTAATATAAACTATGATACTAATATAGATGATAATGATGTGGCAGATGCATGTGGTATTGGACATTGGGCTATTAATAACTGGGATAAGGCGGTTGACAAATAATACTATGACTGCTAAACTATATACATCAGAGGTATGGCTACGTAAACGCTTTACCTTAGATAAAAAAAGTCCAGAAGAAATTGCTAAGGAGTGTGGAGTAAGTGTTGAAACCATTTATGTCTACCTTGCTAAGTTTGGTTTAAGAAAGAGTAAAAGATGACATTAGAACCAGTATTTGAAGATTCAAAAGATTTTAATTGCAATGAATTATATTTGCTTACTGTTGGTACAGAAGCAGGTAAAGAAATTTGGAATACATGTCATGAAATTGCACACATGCTTGTTAAGAAAAATATTGCATATGGAAACTCGGCATTAGATCCTGTTCGTATTTTTTCAAAGGCTGGACCAAGAGAGCAACTTCATGTTCGTATTGATGATAAACTCAATAGACTTATGAAAGGTACAGAATATCCTGGGGATAATGATATTGATGATCTTATTGGATATTTAGTATTGCTAAAAATAGCAAAGGCAAAAAATGACCAATGAAATAGATATAGTAAAACATTTAGATCAAGTTAATCGTGTTGTTGAAGAATATTTAAAAGGCAATGATCCAACACGGATTGCTAAAACTCTTGATTTACCACGCACAAGAGTTGTCGAATTATTAAATGAATGGAAAGTTATGGCATCTGCAAATGATGCTATTCGTGCTCGTGCAAAAGAAGCATTAGCATCTGCTGATGCACATTACAGTAAACTTATTACACAAGCATATGAAGTTATTGAAGATGCAAATACAACTGCTAATCTTCCTGCAAAAACAACTGCAATTAAATTAGTAATGGATCTTGAATCAAGACGAATTGATATGTTGCAAAAGGCTGGACTATTAGAAAATAAAGAATTAGCAGAAGAAATGATTGCAATTGAAAAACGACAAGAAGTTCTTATGGGTATTCTTCGTGATATTGCTTCTTCTCATCCAGAAGTTCGTGATTTAATCATGCAAAGATTATCAACAATTGCAAAAGACGGGGAAGTGATTACAGTTGTCCACAATGTTCAATGATTTTCTTGAAGCACTTCAAGATAATCCATTTGAAGAAAATCCTGTAGATGTAAAAACATTTGTTGAGTCTGCAGATTATTTAGGGCAGCCACCACTATCTGCAATTCAGTATGACATTGTAGAGGCTATGAGTCAAATTTTTTATAAAAAAGACTTACAAGTATTAATGGGAACAGTAGAGGGTTCAAACTATTATGACAAATACACTAAAAATGAAATCATCTTACAATTGGGTAAAGGTAGTGGCAAAGACTTTGTTTCCACTGTCGCTTGTGCTTATGTTGTGTATAAGTTACTATGTCTTAAAGATCCTGCCAGATATTTTGGAAAACCAAGCGGAGACGCTATAGATATTATTAATATTGCTATTAACGCACAACAGGCTAAGAATGTTTTCTTTAAAGGATTTAAAACTAAGATTGAAAAATCACCATGGTTTGCTGGTAAGTATGAAGCAAAAGTAGATAGTATTGGTTTTGATAAATCTATTACTGTTTATTCTGGACATTCAGAACGTGAATCACATGAGGGTTTAAATTTACTTATGGCAGTTCTTGATGAAATTTCTGGATTTTCTACAGAGGTAGGAACAGGAAATGATCAAGGAAAAACTGCTGATAATTTATATAAAGCATTTCGTGGAACTATAGATTCTCGTTTTCCAGATCTTGGCAAGATAGTTCTTCTTTCATTCCCACGATATCAGGGTGACTTTATTTCAAAACGGTATGATGAAGTAATCATGGAAAAAGATGTAATAGAACGTAGACATAAGTTTATTATTAATGAAGAATTACCAGAAGATCCAGATAATGAATTTGAAATTGTTTGGGAAGAAGATCATATTAAGTCTTATAAATATCCTAGAATGTTTGCCCTAAAAAGACCTACATGGGAAGTAAATCCCACTAGAAAAATTGATGATTTTAAAATTGCATTTTTAACTGACATGGGTGATGCAATGATGCGTTTTCTATGTACCCCAACATATTCATCAGATGCGTTTTTTAAACAAAAAGATAAATTAGAAAAATGTATGACACTTAGAAATCCACTGGATAATCACAGGAGATTTGATGTTGGTTTTAAGCCAGATCCAGAAAAAGTTTATTATGTGCATGCTGACCTTGCACAAAAACATGATAAATGTGCTGTAGCAATTGCACATGTTGAAAGATGGGTCAATATTCAGGTAATCAAAGATTATGAGCAAGTTGCACCAATTGTTGTTGTAGATGCAGTAGCATGGTGGGAGCCAAAAGTTGAGGGTCCTGTCAATTTATCTGAAGTTAAAAATTGGATTATTAATCTTCGTAGAGAAGGTTTTAATATTGGTATGGTTACATTTGACCGCTGGCAGTCCTTTGATATTCAGCAAGAATTAAAAGCGGTAGGAATGAGAACTGATACTGTTTCTGTTGCTAAAAAACATTATGAAGATTTAGCAATGATGATATATGAAGAAAGAATTGCAATGCCTAATATTCCTTTGCTTCTTGAAGAAATGAGTGAGTTGAAGATTATGAAAAATAATCGTGTAGATCACCCACGTAAAAAATCTAAGGACTTAGCAGATGCTGTCTGTGGGGCAGTATTTGGGGCAATATCGCATACAAGTAGAGACTCTAATCTAGAGATTGATGTTCATACTTGGAGTTCTGCTACTCGACTTGCAGAAAAGCAAAGGTCTATGGTAGAATTAGATACTAAGGAGATGCCTGACGATGTTAGAGATTTCCTGACAGAATATAAACTAATATAAATAATGAATAACAAGGAGAAAAATGAATTCATTTAAGAAGATTGCTCTTGGTGTGGTTGCAGCCATGACTTTGGGCACAATTGTAGCAACACCTGCAAGTGCTGATACCGTTACTGTTGCAGTCACAACATCTGTGGCTGGATCTGGTACTGCTCTTGCTCCGTATACTGTAAACGTACCTTATGACAATGTTGTGTCTGATACATCAACAGCATCTGAGGCTCTTACATTTACAGCAACAGTAACTGCTGGAACACCAGTAACATTTACTGCTACTGGAAACGCAAAGATTGTCTCTGCTGTTAACGCTGCAGTTACATCAGCATCTGGAGTTACTTCATTAACAGTTACTCCTTCAGGAACAACTGCTGTTGTTTATGTATTTACAACAAGTACTTCTGCATCTGCTATTACAGCAACTGTAACTGGTGCAGCAACAACAATGTACCTAAAGGGTATTGCTGGTCCTGCATATAATGTATCACTTTCACTTCCAGCATCTGGAAATATTTCTGGTACATCAACTGCAACAGCAACTGTTACAGATATTTTTGGTAATGGTGTAGCAACTGCTCCAACATTTACCGCAATTAATGCAACTGCTGGTTCAGCAACTGCTGATGCACTTGTAGTTGGTAAGTACACATCAACAATTACACTTCCTGCAACTGCTGGAAATGTTGCTGTTGGTGCTTCTATTACCGCTCCAACTGCAGTTCCAACACTTGCTGTTGCAAAGGTTGCAGATTCTGCTCTTCTAGCAGTTTCAGATCTTTCTTCTGCTCTTGCTGCTGCTAATGCTGCACTTGCTGCAGAAAAGGCTGCTTCTGCTGCTGCTGCTTCAAAGGCTGCAACAGATGCACTTGCTGCAAAGGCTATTGCTGATAAGGCTCTAGCAGATGCAGTTGCTGCAGAAAAGGCTGCTGGTGCAAAGGCACTTGCAGATTCTGCTGCTGCACATGCTGCTGAACTTGCAAAGGTAAAGGCTGATAATGATGCTGCAATTACTGCAATCAAAAAGGCTTTCAATGCACTTGCTGCTAAGTGGAATGCAAAGAATCCAAAGGCAAAGGTTGCCACACTTAAGTAATTAAAACTTAAACATTAAGGGCGTAGATTAATTTCTACGCCTTTTTTGTTTAATAAAATGATATAATATGTTTAATTAAACAATTAAATAGGAGAGTCCCCAAATAAATAAAATCCTACGCATAATTGCAGTGGTTGGGATTATATTTGTTGGTATGTTTGGATTACCAAATAATGCCTACGCTACCTGTGTTAATTATCTTGAATCACAAACAATAGCAGCAGCCTATGAGGGTGATGAAGTTCCAACGGTACACACAATGGATACCTGCGGTGGAGATGATACTTCATATCAAATTCCAATAGCAACAACAATTACTTTTGATGGTGTTGAATATTCTAATATTTATGCTACAACAAACTCAGTGATTACATTTGGTCAGCCAGATAATACATACTGGACTTATCCATCTACCCCATCAATTTCACTATATTCTATGGACTGGGTTTCTGGATGGTATAACGCACCTGATACTTTAAATATATCTTATTCTGAAGGTGGTTTTCAATTAAGTCTTCAGGTTATACCTTTTGGTCAATGGAATGCACCAGAGGCAAGTAATATTAATATTCTTGTTGCTATTACAAATACTGGTGGTATTTCAGTAGCATATAGTTATCAAGGACCAGAGTATCCTAATTTAAGAACTGGAGTAAGACTTCATGATGGTTCTATTGTATCTTTAGAAGAATGGGGGGCAACGAGAGTTCAACCTGGGTCTTCTACACCTACTTTACAGGCAGATCCAATTCCATCTACTCCTACACCTACACCATTGACACCAGAACAACAGCAAACACAAAATACACAAAATATTTCTACAGCAAATGATGTTGCTACAATTAATCAATTAATAATTGCTGCTGCAAATGCTACAAATAGTGATGTTGTTGAACCTACTCCAGAACCAACTCCAACTCCAGAAGAAACAACAGATCCAGATGTTATTATTGTTGAGCCAGAAATAATTACTCCTGAAGATCCGAGATTTCCAGATAATATTGACGAACAAAATCAACCAAGCGACTCCACTCCAAGTCCAACGCCAGAAACAACTCCTGAGCCAACACCTGATCCTGAGCCTTCTTCAGAGCCTTCATCTCAGCCAGAGGATATAAATCAAGACCAAACTGATCAACCATCTGTAGATCCTGTTCAAAATCCTGATAAAAATCCATTTATTAATAGTAGCATATCTGATTTTATTTCTGAAGCAGAACTTAAAAAATTAAATTCTGTTATTAGTGTAAATGATGCTAAATTATTAGGAAAATTAGTTGATTCTGATCCTAATATTAAACAGGCTGTTATTGAGTTTGCAGCAAGATCAGAAGCAAATGCAGATGCTCCAATGCCATATACCGTAGCAGATGCTATTACTGAAGTTCAGGCAGAAAAATTATTAGAAAATCCAGTTGGTGCTCTTACTTCTGTATTTTCTGATATAGATTTAAAAACTCTTACAAGTCCTACAGAATGGGGTAAGGATATGACAGATGATCAAAGAGAAAAAATACAAGAAATTGTAGTTCCAGTCATTATTGCTTCTAATATAGTGGCTGCATCTATGACTAGGAGGAAATAATGAAAATAGCGAAAGCAATACTTAACTATGCTTGGGAAGTTGTAAAAGAGAGCATTGCTCAAATATTTACTCTTCTTGGTTTTTTTATTGCATGGTTAACAATGACTGGTTCAGCACAAAAAATTACAGGTATTTTTACTGTAATTGCTACAGTTATTTGGCTTGCTACCATTCCATTGCGAAAAGAGGAATAATTTATGAAAGATAAAGTTATTTTTACATTATCAGTAATGGTAGGTCTTGCTATTATTACTGCTATTGTTGGAGATTATGTAACTGCCGCTCTTGAAACTCAAAAAACAGGCGAACCAGTAGAAGTGTCAGCAGAAGTAATGACGCTTGTTCAAACAGCCCTTGGAGGTCTTATAGGCATTATTGGTGGATATTTTGGGGCTAAAGGTTCAAAAGACAAAGACTAATAGTTTGATATAATGGTGGGTATGAAAAGAATATTCGGATTATCTCTATTAGCATTATTGCTAACAGGTTGTGGATATGATGGAGGCTATCGCTATGCATGCCAAGATCCAGCAAACTGGGATAATGTTGAATGTAATCCACCAATTTGTGAACCTTCTGGTACGTGTTCAAAAGATTTAGTTGGTCAAACAGTGTGGGATGAATATCAAAATAAAAAAGGGGGTAAATAATGGCTAAAGAAAGATTAACGCCACAAGACCTTGATGCTAGATTAAAATTTATTCTAGGAATAACTTTGGGGTCAATTTTGTTTTTTACAGCAATAGGAATCTTATATGGACTCTTATTTGTTACACAACCAGTAGGAGCACAATCTGAAAATGACAAAATGTTTTTCAACGTGCTTGGATCTGTAGCAACTTTTATTACAGGAACACTTGCAGGTCTATTAATTGGACAAAGTGGTGCAAAAGATATTATGAAAGCACAACTTGACAATAAAGAAATGGATGCTAAAAATACACAAGCAGATAAGAAACTTGAATCAGAAATTAGAACTGCAGAAATGGAAACTCGTGCTCGTTTAGAGGCAAAGAAAGATGATGAAATGCCAGACGATCATGATGAAGATACAGATTGGGATAAATAATGGCTGAAGATAATTTTCCAGTACCACCAGTAGATAAACATCAACCAGGAACTGTTGGTCGTTTACTTGAAGTTGCTAAATCACAAATTGGATATATTGAAGGTCCAAAAGATAATGAAACTAAGTATGGTAAAAAGTATGGAACAAACTTTCAGCCATGGTGTGGAGCATATGTTAATTGGTGTGGTGAAGAGGCTGGAGTAAAAATTCCAAGAACAGTATATACACCTGCTGGCGCAGCAGCATTTAAAAAAGCAGATGCTTGGATTGATGCACAAGTTGCAGATCCAGAACCAGGAGATATTGCATATTTTAATTTTCCAGGAGTAACTGGAATTTGCCACGTTGGTATTGTTGCAGTAGATAATGAAGATGGTACTGTTTGGTGCTATGAAGGAAATACTACTGGAGATGGTAAAAAAGGTAGCCAAAGAAATGGTGGAGAAGCAGCAAAAAAACTTCGTGCATATAAGAAAAATAAAGCAGGAGTAATGGTTTCTATTGTTGGATTTGGTCGTCCAAAATATAAGGGTGCTGGAGCAGTAACATCTAATAATACTGCTAAAGATACTAAAAAAACATCTAAAGATGATAAAACTTGTCCAACTTGCGGTCAAACAGTAAAATAAAACATTCTTGACTTATAAAAATATTCTTGATATACTATAAGAACAAGAAAGTTAAGGGGTTGGCATGACTTGTATTGCTGGAATAATGAAAGATGGAAAAGTTTATCTTGCAGGTGAACGTGGTGCATCTGAGGGTAATTATATAATTTCTATTGATAAACCTAAAATATGGAAAACAGGTAGGTATATTTTTGGATATGCTGGTACTTTTGATGCTCAGATTATTCAATATAACTTTAATCCACCTGAACCTGAAGGTAATTTAGATAAATTTATGCATAGTAAATTTTTAAAATCACTTAAAGCATTTTATAATGAATGGGATATTGGTGGAAAAGAATCTGAAATATCTCTTCTTATTGGTGTTAAAGGTAAATTATATGAACATGAATCAGAAGGTTTAACAATGATTTCCTATGACAGGGATTATCTTGCCATAGGCTCAGGGGCAGACTACGCATTAGGATCATTACATGCCACCCGCACTCATAAAGATCCTAAGCGTAGGCTTGCTCTTGCTTTAGACGCAGCATGTGTATTTAGTACATCCTGTATTGGTCCAGTTGACTTTTTAAGTGCTTAAGGATATAATATTATTATGAGTAAAAAAATGGATTTTGATACATGGTTACAACTTGGTGTTGATGAGGGATGGGTTAGTGAACCATTTTGCTTCACACATGATGGTGATCGTTATATGACAGAAGAAGAAGAAAATGAATGGCAAGAAGGTGGAGATCCATGTTGCCATGTTGTAAAGTTTTTAGATAACTAAAAGGGGAATAATGAAAAAAATAGTGGGGTTATTAGTAGTATTATTTACTGCAGGATTTTTACCATCAGTAAGTGCTGTAGAAAAACCAGCAATTGCTATTATTGATACAGCAATTGATACATCAGCAGTTAATGTTATACATGAAGTTTGTTTAATGGAAGAAAAGCGTTGTCCAAATAAACAGGCTTATATGGAGGGTAGAGGAGCAGCAACTTTGCCACAAGATCAACTATATAAAAATATGTTCGATCATGGAACTCAAATGTCTGCTGTAGCAAAGTATGTCAATCCTGACGTAAATATTGTATTTATTAGAATGATTCCTATGACTAATACTGGAACTTTAGGAATTTATACAGATAATACAATAAATGAAGCCTTAAAATGGGTAATTGCAAACAAGACAAAGTTTAATATTGTTGCAACATCTATTTCATTTGGAAGTCATAATTTTAAAAAGGCTGCCCCAGGATATTGTTCAATTACTAAAATAGGACAAGATTTACGTAATAATATTATTACCTTGCAAAAAATGGGTGTAGGAACAATGTTTGCTGCTGGCAATAGTTATGATAAAACTCGTGTTGATTATCCTGCTTGCATCAATGAAGCAATTGCAGTTGGGTCAATTGGAGAGTATGGAAATGTAGAACTATATAGTAATAGTGGTGCTGAATTAGATTTTTATGCTCTTGGTACATATGATGTTTTAGGTAGGAGAAGTATGGGTACTTCACCTGCTACCGCTGCATTAGCAGCATTTTGGGCAAAGAATTATCAAGGTTCTTATCAGGCTACCTATGATTATTTAAAGTCTGTATCTAAGGATCTTATAGTAACAGTAAAGTAATGATATAATAGGTAGTGCACCTGCCAAATGGGGGTGCACTACTTACTCGCTTAAAAGGAGAAAAAATGGTAACAACATATACTTCAGGATCTTGGAATAATATTTTCAATGATCCATTTTTTATTGGCTTCAACAGAGAGTTGACACGCCTAAATAATGTACATAGTTCAGCAACACGTCAATCTTATCCACCTTATGATTTAATTAAAGTAGATGAAGATACATATAAACTTTCAATAGCAGTTGCTGGTTTTACGAAAGATGATGTAAAAGTAACTGTCGAAGATAGCACTTTAATTATTAAAGGTGAAGTCTCAACTGAAACTGAAGGTGAAGCAATTCATAAAGGTATTGCAGCACGTAAATTTACCCGCACATTTGCTCTTAGTGAATACATGGAAGTAACTGGAGCAGAAATGAAAGATGGTATGCTTCACATTGACATTGATCGCATTATTCCAGAGGAAAAGAAACCAAAGGAAATTGCAATTAAGGTTGCTAAAAAGTAAGATAAAATAGTAGAACCCCATACAGGAACTTAGGGTGGATTAGTTACCTACTTTATATTCCGTGCATTCGTGCC